GTGCCCTGTCATAGCATTAAATATATTTGCTATGTGGGTCATATTCTCCACAGGGTCACCGTAATCTTTGTTACGTTCACCAGACGTAAGGCTCGATGCTTCAGCAAGTAAAACACTGCGGTTAGCGTCTTTCTTAAACTGTTCTTTCACGAAAACTTCTTTTGGTGTACCTACGCGAGCTAGTGTTTCTTTTGCGTAGCTATATGAACAACCAACCGCCTTGGTAATCTCATCTGCCGTAGCCAGTGGGTTATCTAACAAGTACTCAAATACTTTTTCTTCTACTTTCCGTTTCTTCATTTCTCTCTCCCTAAATATTGTAGCCTTTTAATCTCAGCCCTTCTACAAATTTTTTTAACTCTACTTGTGCGGCGTTGTACATTGTGTCTCCTATCATAGTACGATGTTCATCCGCTTGGCGTTCGTAGTTGTCTACCTGTTTACGTAAGAACGTCAGTTCCTCTTGTTGTGCAGGGGTTAGTTCCATCGCTCCTCCTCGTTCATATCAAACTCCCATGTCTCTTTATCCCAAGGGTAGTAACCTACATGATTTACAAATCCTGCTACAGGTAATGACCGCCCTCTCTGTATACCGCTTTGAATACTCCATCTCATGTTGCATGTGTGGCAATGGTAATAGCTTCTAACCTTACGCCCTACGCGTCTCCATTCACCTGTCTTTTCTACTGTGTCACTAAGACACCACTCACACTCCATAACATCTCCTCATGTGCCTCCCATATCATTCAGGGAGGACTAAACGTATCGTGCCTTAGCCGACAAGATCACCGTATGGAACTTCGGAGGACGGCTCTTGTTGCGGTGGATATCAAGGGCACAAAATATAAAGCCCCCATATACGCCATTACCTCTCACCGCTTAGTAATACTTCAACGTCATTCATATTCTCTTCATTAACAACTATAGCGATTCCACGCTGTGCGTCTATATCTCTTAAGTTCTTTTCCTGTAATGGTGTAGGTGTGTTCTTACCTGCTTTACATTCAATACCAAAGAACTTCCCTTGATAGCACCCAACTATGTCAGGCACGCCGCTACCGCCGTAGCCACCTGTGACTGGGTAAAAGTAATACGCTCCCATAGCTTTAAGGTGTTTAACTACAGTTTTCTTTACCTTCGCTTCTGGTGTCATCGCCATGTTTTTACCTCCAAAAAAACTGGTTTCACATAGGGAGACGCGAACATCCCCCTATGTTTAATCCCTAGCCATTGGCTAGCATGTTAATCTAAATAAAAGGTGTCAGCACCTACAAAGTTAGTCTTTCGCATACCAACACCTTTAATTTTCCTCCCACGCTCTACCATCATTAACACAGACACGCGGCCTTTGATAAACTCAGGTAGTGCGTCCCAATGGTCATAGCTATCTTCTAATGCATTGTCAACACAATTCATACCAATACATCGTACTCTGATATTATTTGTATCAGGATCTGCCCACACTTGGTATAACGTGTCAGAGGGAATATCAGATTGAGACATAGTACATACCATCTCCCAACGCGTAGCCTACATCTTCAACATACTGATCTTGTGATAAGATGTTTACAACAGATAGCTTACCTGCCAGCTCTCCAGGCAACGTATCGTCGGTGTAGGTCTTTAAGCCCTCTGAGTTGAACATCGACCTGTCTCGCAAATAATGCTTGTTAGCGTTATCTATCGGCAATACATCAAAGTGTTGCGTACCGAACTTCTCATAAACCTTGACAAGACACAGATTTAACATCTTAGCCTCGGATATTTTATGCTCCTGTTGAGACGTTATGAAGTCTTTGACTTGTTGCCCAAACGCGGGGTCTATGAACACATGCCCAGAGTTGGATAGGTGTTCCATCTCACGATACATAGCTTCGCTTGTAAACAATTTATCTTTAATATCCTTCGCGTTCTTACGCACCTTATCACGTGCTGAACTAAATTGTAGCTTCACGTTGTGTACTGTTTCCACCGCTATGTCAATCATATCAAAGTTCTGAAGATACCGCTTCGCATTCTTCACACCGTCTTTCAAATGTATAGACATTGCCATATGACGTTGGTGACTGTAGGTTGAATACTTCATATTCCGTATCTTATGAGAATACACAACGTAGTTACTGTCTCCCTTACCGCTATCGCGGAAGTCACCAAAGGCAATCCACCCCATGCAAAAGGGGTGACCTTCCATGTACACATATGCTTGGTACGTATTTTTGTATTCAAACTGTAGACCACGCATCTCTTTACTTAGTTGAAATACAAACTCCTGTATCTCAGGCATGATATCAGAGTGTCCTCCTCTATACCCTTTACCTTTAATATCGCTCACGCGTTTTGCTTCATAGCTCATTTTGTTTCTCCCTCTAGTTTATAAAATACCCTCTTGAGACTTTCTCTTACCAACCCTGCACTGTCAAATGCCGCTTTCAAATTGATATCATCAATCGGTGATGTTTTGGTTTTTGGTTCAGTAGGTTCTTCTTTAGTCGCACAAACCTTATGTTTATTAAGGAACTCAAGTAACTCAGCCTTACTCGTAGGTACATCTGTAATGCTCCACACTTCCAAATCACGTTTAGCTTCTGCCTGTGTTCCTCTCCAATTCCCACTCTCGTCTCTGTATAGTTTCATTTTGTTTTCTCCTTGGTTATAATTTCAGCCGACCCCTCTATTGTAGATACGAGGTGGCAATGTTTATTTATGAAGTTGTTGTACTTCGCCCGTAGCGTCGGCAAGTCCACATCACCTCCTAACTTGTTTTCGATATTATCACGTTCACTCCACAGTTGACGGTCACGTAAGTCCTGCCACATCTCATATTGAAACAGACTTGTTACATGCCTGTGCCACTCTGGATCACATATGATATCAGAAAGATTTTGGTTATGAAGGGTGTACCAATTTGAATGGTTGTAATGTACCTTAATTTCGTCAGTCATCTTAATGAAGTAATCCAAGTCGTTGCTTGGTAAGATATTGTACATATGCACCACATACTTTAGTAGCGTATCACTGTATGGTTTGATCTCTGCTTTACGCTTCTTGTCCACACGCTTCTTGGGATGCACATACTTATACGTGTTACCACGTACACGCCATAGAGATGAAGGCCCGCGTTGCCTACTCGTCTCTCGCTCGAACTCAAGTGGATAGTCACCCTTGGGTAGAAAGTAATCATCGTGCTTCTTCCCATCGCCATGCTCTATACCAACGTACTGTTTGCCGTTGTCACTGTAGAACTGCATGTTACTTGGCAACGCGTTCTCTAGCATAGTGTAGCGTATTGTATGCACACCGTTATCTAGTCCGTTGCGTATGCGTATCCGCTCCCTCGTTCCATCGTATGTCCAGAGTATCGGTGCGAACTCTTTCTCCTCTTTGATGTCCGAGGGTTTCTTAGTGCGCCTGTCATACCACTGTCGTGTATGCTCACCCAGACCATCGTAGTCACCCCCGTCCATCAGGCCGTAGCAATTATATGAGAACTTCTTTATACGTTCCCACTTACGGTTGCGCGGGCCGAGTGGCCTTATGTCATCTGATAGCGAGTGCTTCTTACTCACCATCGGCTTGGTTGTGTTGTACATTTCCTCTACTCTGTGAAACGTATCCAGATTTGTTTTGTAGTGTCTATATGACATTTTGTTTTCTCCTCTAGCCAGTGGCTACTTGTTTATAGTTCTTCTACTTCTATCTTTGCGTTTGACCAACACAAGCACTCTGTTCCAATCTCCAATGCTTCATCTTCATCATACGCTTCAGTTTCAACTTCTATTGTTGCCGTTACTTTATACTTAGGCATCTTCTCCTCCTTACATATTACTTGATTTGACGTGGACTACTTTACCCACGCTTGGTTTCGCGGTCTTATTATCTAAGACTGTCCACAGTACAGGGCATGTCCACTGACCCCAACCACCGTATAGGTAACCATCTGTTAACACGATAACGGCTTGTGGTTTGATGCCATGCTCGGCCATGTACTCTGGCACACACTCTACATTCGTACCACCGCCACCTCTCGGCTTGGTTGACTTGACCAACGTATCGAGTTCATGTGTCTCGTACTTCTCATCACGACACACCTCGGTATCCCAATACAACACGCGTACACATGACGGCTTGACCGTATCACAGATAGACTTGATCTCAGACAAGAACACCGACAATTCATGTTTGCCAATCGAGCCTGATGTATCAATAGCTAATACCAGTTCCTCGACCTTCTCAGAGATACCGCTTGGCATATAGATATCCATACCAATGTATCTGCGGTTGGGCTTGTTCCACGTAGAGTAGTCACTCCCTGCACATGTAGACGAGATGAACTCACGCAACACCTCACGCCAGTTGACTTGGGGTTCAAGTAACTCACCCAGATCACGCGCACCCTTGTTGCCTAGCTTCCCTGCAACCATGTCACCTTGGCGTATCGCTTCGTCGATCTCACGTTCGAGTTCTTGCTTCTCGCCCTCGGTCATCTCCTTCGCACCATCGAAGTCATGGTCATCGAATGGCTCACCGATAGCGGTGTTTTGTTCACCTGTGGTACTTGGACTACCGCTGTCGGCTCCATCGCCATCTTGTGGTGACGTGTTACCTTGCTTCTTCTCATACAGTAGCTTGAACACTTCCTCGGTATTCATACCCCGATACTTCTCATCGAGACACCCACCATCGATCCACTCCACGAACCCATTCTTGTTCTCGTCCATGATCTGTATGTTGATAACATAGTCCATTGCCATGTTTGTCAGTTCAGGATCTAGCTTGGCCAGATGTTGGTAGTTGTGAATGTGTCTGTACATCTTGTGTCCTACTTCGTGCAGTACAAGAAAGCGCAGTTGTGGGTCAGTTAACTTCGCAACAAACTCACGACCATAGTACTCATCTCTACCGTTGGTGTAGGCAGTTGGCACATCATCTTTGATGCCCCTCTCACCCACCATCAACACACCAGACAACGCGGCGTAGTCATCGTTGCCCATGATAGAGACAACGGCCTTGGATAGGCGTTGCTCCTCAGTTAGATTATTTAACATTAACATTTTGTTTTCCTCTCTAGCCAGTGGCTAATTAAAATGGTGGTTCATCGTCGGGTTCTTCGGGCAACCATACGATATCGTATTGAAACATCGCCCAAAGAAACTCACGTAGATTTGTACCATATAACACCTTACTTCTTATCAGCAGTGAACATATACGTGTTGTCCTTCGCCCACTCAGTGAACTTGGCGTTAGACATAACCACGTCGATCCTACTGTACTTCGGGTTCCTCGCACCATTGACGAACATACCTTGAGCTTCTTTGTTTAGCCTTGGCATGTAGTCCATCCACGCGTTGATCCAGTCTTTCTCCATCGATGCCAATGATCTGTACACAACCATACACGTGGCACTCGCACTGTCTGGAACCCTCGCGTTCTTGGGGTCGTTCTTGATACTGTCGAGTGACGGTAGTTGATCCGCTAGTTTGACAAAGGCCATCATGTCCATCGCACCTTGCTCACCGATTGTACCCATGAGTAAACTTGTTAGGGTGTGATCATCTATCGACCCGCGTGCATGCAGTAAGTCGGACGCCATATGTAGGGAACGTGGTGTCGTAAAGGCCGTGCGTTGTAGTTGCGGATGAAAGATGTATGGGTTCTCAGTTGGATCTTTGACATCTTCGAATGTCTGCAATACCGCAGGGAAGTCTTTGACAAACCCCAATACCGATGGGTGTACATCGTTGTTGATACCCCACTCGATCCACTCAAGGTGGTCAGGTTTACGTATCTTCACAGTTGCTACACGATCACGTTGATGTGGTAACAACATATCACCAACGCCCTCTGCTCCAAGGTTCGTCGTGGCAAACACGATGCTTCCCTCTGGTAGTTCATAGCTACCAATCTTGCGTTCTAGTATAATACGCAGTAGTGCGTTCTTCACCGCAGGGTTAGCCTTACCGAACTCGTCAATCATCAGTATGATAGGTTTGTTCAAGTGTACGCCAAGTTCTTCATTGGTTGCATAGGTCACATAGTTCTGACCATCTAACTGTGCCATCTTCGGTATCATAATGTCACCGAGATCCTTGGTGGTACAGTCGAAGTAACAGGGCGTATGGTTTGGTAGTCGCTCTGCTAGTGTCGTAAGCATCGACGATTTACCGATACCCATGTGACCTTGGGCAAGTATGGTTCGCTTGTCACCGTATGCCACGATTGCATCTACGCATTGGTCAAGTGACACCGCGTACATTTGTGTTGCTGAATTATTCATTTTGTTTTCCTCTTTGTTGTTAGCCAGTGGCTAGATTAAATACCGATTGTCGGTAATGATTTAAGAATGTCGTCCACGTTCTTCTTGGTTTGAGCGCGGAAGTGTGCGTCCTCACGTAGTGCATCAGGTGTAACACCTTGGAACACATACTCTAGTTGTTGACGTATCTTCTCCTTCTCAGGATTATTATCGAGATTGAAGTCGGCAAGCATATCAATGAGCATCGTCGCATTGGATACGAGCGTGTCACGGAATATGTTTTTCTTCTCGCCATCGTTGAAGTCGATAGTCCTGGACATCTTTGTGAGTGCTTCGTGTAAACGTGTCCACACATCATTCATAGACTTTTGGAACATACCATTGTAGCTCGCTTCGCAGTCGGCCTTCACTTGTTCCAATGCTTCGGCAGGGAGATCGACACGTATGTCACCTGCATCTGGACATGGGAACGTGTATATATTCCACGCGAACTTGAGCTTGAGTTCATCTAATGATGGATAGTCACTCGCATTGAATAGGTCACCGAGTTTAGCCTTTGCTTGCTCTACTTGGTTGGGGTACTCAATAAAGAACTTCTCACACAAATTATCAAACTCATTCTTCATGTCTGACATTGTGTTGGTGTAGTCGAAGTATCGCTTGGTTGGTATCAGGCGTTGACCACCATCGCTCCAAGGTGTCGTCATACTTACGTGCAAGTTACGCGCATTGCCCACGTGTCTACCAATAGCTTGAAAGATATCGCTATCACCAAGTAGGGCTTTATGGACATTCGCAACACCGCTCTTGGCATTGTTTGTGTTAACAACTTCCTGTGAAGCTCTCTTGTCTAGCTTCCTAAGCGTTGCTTGTGATATGCGTAGGTCAACCAGTAGTGCTGACGACGCAAGGGTTGGGGTTGATATTGTATTCATTGGTCTTCTCCTCCTCTGTTCCAATACTCATGGTTTGGATGTTGCATTATAAACTCTTTACGTAGGCGGTCATGTTCTCGTCTGGTTCTGACCACCTTGGTTAACACGTAGGGCACGTAAACAAGTAGTGCCCCCACGTACATTGATATCAACATTTCAAATGTCATTCCGTTTCTCCTCTCTAGCCAGTGGCTAATGATTTTTGGTTAAGGTGTTTTAGTTCTTCGACATTGGTGATACGTGTGTAACCTTGTTTAGGTAAGGGAACGACAGTCCAACCGAGTCGGGCTTGGGTCGCGTCTTGCTCACCACAATCGAGACAGGTCGTATAACCTAACATGGCTCGATCTACTGAGAATTGATTGTCACATTTCTTACATTGCATTTGTTTCTCCGTTTGTTGCTAGCCAGTGGCTAGGGGTTGTATGACGTGTTACTGTGTGTTGCGTCATAGTAAATGATTTTTTTTCTTGAACATACTTGCAGTATAACACAAGTATCGGGAAATGTCAAACAATGTGGTTACTTATTGTTTTCACTTATTTGGTGTTAAATGGTGGTGTTTGGTGTAATGTCCTGCAATGTTCCATAATGTTCCAAAGTGGTGGTCTGGAAGTGCTTGAAAAGATTGGAATGTTCCAAAGTTCCTTTTAGGTCAAAATTGGACGGTCTTGAGATGTGCGGATTTTAGAATGGAACAAATGGACTCGCGCAAAGGCGGATCTTACAGGCGGATAGTAATTTTTTACTTTTGGAACATTATAAAAATATATATATATATAGACCTTTTTACTACTACTACACATTACTGCTAGCCACTGGCTACCACCATTTACCACGAAAACATAATGTACCTTTTTCGTAAATATTTTGGAACATTATGGAACATTACACCCCTTTTTTGGAACATTGCAATAATATCAATAACTTACGTTGGAACATTCGCTCGACGCTCCGCAGAAACTGGTATCTTTTCTAGCCAATGGCTAACGTGTTATAGTGCGAGGCTCGGTGCGTCTGAGTCACTGGTATCTTAAAAATTTGGCACAAAAAAAGGGGAGCAATTAAGCTCCCCAATAATTTTATTTGATTGCTCTGAGCAATTCCAAAGTATTCTCTAATTGCTCTTGCTTGTCGAAGTCGTCGACTTTTTCAATCTCTTTCTTGACCGCCGTCTTAAGCTTGGCAATCTCATCTTTAACACGTGTAAAGATGTCACGAGGTGTATTAGCACCGCCAGAAGCTTGCTTGACTTTGCGGTTCTCGATTGACTTCGCTAACTTGTTTAGACCAGAAGTAATTTGGCCTTTCCAGTGTGATTGGTTCTTAGGTGCACCACCTGTAGTAAAGTGACAACCGTTCTGATCTGGCGCCGTGTCATGGCCTTTCGCGTTCTTATTATTGATAAGCTTGATTGCTTCTGGTGTGAACCTAAGCGCAAATGCGTCGCGCAAAGCTTGTCGATCATCACCTTTAAGATCTTGCTCACGTGTCCAACCAATCTTTATCAATTGGTCAATTAGCGCGACTGATCTTTTCTGACTTGCTTTAAAACCTTTACTATCTTCTCTCACAAGGTGAAGTGTTCGGTCGCATAGTACTACATTTGTATTGTTTGGCATAATAGCCTCCTATAAATATGTTAGCCAATGGCTAACGGTTACATCGTCTCAAGATTTCTCTTGCCGATAATTATTTATAACACATGATAACATGTTACCCTATGATATAGCGGAGTTAGCCATTGGCTAGACCATACCCGCCCCCCATGCCCCACTTTTGTCAGACTAGTTACATACATGTATATGTATTACTATTTTCCACAAATAATTACCGAAATTTTGAGTTTGGCGACCCCACACCCCCCTTATATAGGAAGACCCCCCTATAGGAGTCCCAAAATCCTTTACAAAAAAATTTTTTATATTATAACATGTTTATCGGCTAACAACCTGCGATATAGAAATGACTCTAGTAGTAGAACCTGAATTAGGTGTAAAAATAGATAAGAATACACCCTCTATTGATCTTAAGGATCGTATGGAGTCAGCAGCTAACACCGCAAAAGAGCTTGGTGAGCATGGGTTAAACGTAGAACCTACCAAGGAAGATAAGGATGTAGCAGCAAAACTTGCCGTTGCATACGCAGATAACCCAGAAAAGACCTCTAAGAAGGCCACACCCAAGAAAGTAGCCACACTTACACCCGCATCTTTGATCCTTACAGACAGCATTTTGCAGGAATTTGGTCGTTCTGTGGTAGAGAGCTCGGTGCAAATACGTCACCTTGTGACAAATAAGCTACTATTGGAGACAGATAACCCTGATCCGCGTGTACGCATACGTGCATTGGAGCTTTTGGGTAAGATTAGTGACGTAGGACTGTTCGCAGAGAAGTCTGAAGTGACAATAACGCACCAGTCTACGGACGATATTAAGGAAAAACTACGAAGTAAACTCGCAAAACTCGTAAATCCGCCCCAAGAAATAGAAGATGCGATAGAAATTGACGGTGAACCCGTAGATGTGAGTAAAGAACTCGGTATTGACGACTCCGAAGAGGGGTTTGACGATGAGTGAAGCTGCTTTGGCCTTCACTGAAGAAGAAATCCAAGTAATGTTGGACAATTTAGACCATTATAGCACAGATGAAGTGGCAGAGATTGACCGTATGGTCGATGAACTGAGTGTTCGCAAAGAAAACACCCTTGCTTATGATGATCTGATTGAATTTTGTAAGAGGATGCAGCCTGACTACATCGTTGGGAAGCATCACAGACTATTAGCAAATATGCTTATGGGTATAGAACGAGGAGATAAAGACCGTATATGTGTAAACATACCACCACGTCATGGTAAATCTCAGCTTGTATCTATATTTTTCCCTGCATGGTTTTTAGGAAGGAATCCGAACAAGAAGGTTATGATGGTGTCTCATACCACAGACTTAGCGGTAGATTTTGGACGTAAAGTACGTAATTTAATCGCTACAGATGAGTATTTATCTATATTTCCCACAGTTAGGTTGGCTTCTGACTCTAAATCAGCGGGTCGTTGGAACACTAACTCTGGAGGTGAATATTATGCGTGTGGTATTGGTTCTTCTATTGCTGGGCGGGGTGCTGACCTCCTGCTCATCGATGACCCACATTCTGAACAAGACGTCATTAATGGAAATTTCGAAGTGTTCGAAAAAGCCTACGAATGGTTCACATTTGGGGCGCGTACTCGGCTTATGCCTGGAGGTCGCGTTGCCATAATACAGACACGTTGGCATATGGACGACTTAACAGGACGTGTTGTACGGGATATGGGGCAGAATGAGCGGTCAGATCAATATGAGGTAGTCGAGTTCCCTGCAATACTAGATGTTGTAGACGAGAAAACGAATAAATCTGCTCAAAAACCCCTCTGGCCTGAGTTTTTTGACTTAGATGCCCTGCTCAGAACAAAAGCGTCTATGCCTGTGTTTCAGTGGAACGCGCAGTATCAACAAGAACCCACCGCTGAAGAGGCTGCTCTGGTCAAACGGGAGTGGTGGCAGATGTGGCAGAAAGAAAGCCCCCCTGCATGTGAGTATATTATCATGTCTCTCGACGCTGCGGCAGAGACACACAACCGCGCAGACTTTACAGCATTGACCACGTGGGGTGTGTTTTTGAACGAGGAAGTAAATAATTACAATATTATTTTGCTAAATAGCATAAAAAAGCGTATGGAGTTCCCAGAGTTAAAAGATTTGGCTATGGAGGAGTACTCTGAGTGGGAACCAGATGCGTTCATTGTGGAGAAAAAGAGTGCGGGTACTGCGCTTTACCAAGAGATGAGACGTATGGGACTACCTGTGCAAGAGTACACACCTCACAGGGGCTCAGGTGACAAATTGGCACGTTTAAACTCCGTAACTGATATTGTAGCGTCGGGGTTATGTTGGGTTCCAGAGACACGTTGGGCAGAAGAAGTAATAGAAGAGATTGCAGGATTCCCATTTATGAGCCATGATGACCTTGTTGACTCTACCGTAATGGCACTCATGCGTTTTAGGCAGGGTGGATTTATAAGATTACCAAATGATGAGCCTGACGAGGTTCAGTACTTTAAACAAAGACGAAGTGGATTTTATTGATGGCTATTGAGAAGGGACTATACTCCGCCCCAAAGGGGATCGACGAGGAAGTTGGTGAAGGAGAACTAGAAATTGAAATCGTAAACCCTGAAAGCGTTACGCTAGATGATGGGAGTATGGAGATAACACTCGTCCCAGGCGCAGAAGACGCCATGACAGGTGAGTTTGATGATAACCTTGCAGATATGCTAGAGGATAGTGACCTCAACTCTCTCGCTAAAGATATATGTGATATGGTCGAGTCTGACATCGACAGCCGCAAAGAGTGGGCAGATACCTTTGTTAAAGGTTTAGATGTACTTGGATTTAAGTATGAAGAGCGTACAGAACCTTGGGAAGGTGCGTGCGGTGTGTATTCTACAGTGCTTGCAGAGGCCGCCATCAGGTTCCAAGCGGAGACAATGAGTGAGACGTTCCCCTCTTCTGGGCCAGTAAAGACTAAGATACTAGGGGAAGAGACTAAAGAGAAAGAAGAAGCCGCTGCACGTGTCAAAGCAGACATGAACTACGAGCTTACAGAGACTATGGTCGAGTACAGGCCAGAGCATGAGAGATTACTTTACAGCCTTGGGTTGGCAGGATCAGCCTTTAAGAAAGTATATTATGATCCTAACATGGGTCGTCAGGTAGCTGTGTATATCCCAGCAGAAGATGTTATCGTGCCTTACGGTGCGTCACACATAGAAACCGCAGAGCGTGTTACACATGTTATGCGTAAAACTAAGAACGAGCTAAAGAAAC